GCTTTCGCTATCGCTGACATTCAGCAAGCAACAAGAATGGCGAACTATCCTGCTGCTCCGATTGCTTTCGGTGGTGCTGCAATGCAGCGTTATGCTAATGCAATGGCTGCTGGCTGCTGCACTCAGTATGGCATTGACTTGTTGGCTATCACACAGCAAAACGGTTTTGGATTCGCTTACGATTCTCGTTTGGCTGCTGCACAAGGAAGCCAAAGCAAAGCATTGGTAACAACTGCTGGAGCGATCCAATGGTTGTCATTCAATCTTGCTGAGTGGAATGCAGGAATCACTCCTGCTGCTGGTGCTAACTACACCAAGACTCAGGTATTCACTCCTGCTGGTGTGCCTGTTGACTTGACGATGAAGGATGACTGCGGTAGCTTGTCGATTGTTTTAACAACAACAGGCAAGATCGTAACTCTTCCAACTGACATCTACGAAGCATCTGATAAGTATGCTGGTGTGAACTACGTAAACTGCGTGTCGATTGTAAACCCGTAATCGGGTTAGCAGACTTGATCACTCAGAATGATCTTGAACTGTTAACCCAAGACGGAATTGATAATCTGATAACCGAATAAGAGGGGGGCTTAGTGCCTCCCTTTTTTTATCTTTGTAAAAAAAATAACCATCAAATGTGCATTGAATCGCTACTTGGGTTAAGAGATTGCAATCAGGTTGAACCATCAACGGGGCTTTACATCGATGATCTCGGAATCAACACCACATTTTTAGGTCAGTTAATCACTGACCAATATCTTCAAGGATCGGAACTGTTTGTGGATAAACGAGCATTCGCTTGGCGCAAACTTTCATCAGATGTATTGTCAAGACTTTCGCCAATGATGAAGTCGGACACTGTCATTGAAGGCAAGCGAGTTGGTCAGTTGGTGAGTGATTATGCCAATGTGCAGGCAGCAGCAGGAGCAGGACGATATACGGGGATCAGATTAAAGATCGATCCACAGTCATTGTCTTTCTTAAATTTCTACTTGGCAGACATTAACTTGGCGATTGCTTCGAGCAATGTCAACGTGCCGATCCTTATCTTCGATATGTCAACGCTGAAGTTGATTGAAACCTTCACCTATTCAACGGGATCACTTGATCAATTTCTTGGCAAGACATTCAGCAGCGCAAGGCGAAAACTTGATATTGCAATCGTTTATGAATCGACAATGCAGTCAGCCAAGATGATCACTAAGAAAGGTCATTGCTTCGATTGTGGTGGTGGTTTAAGAGAGGCGCACATTTGCCCGTTTGTGGATGCTATTGGAATCGATCTAACTACCGATGGAACGAATGTGCTATCAACAATCACAACCAAGTACACCGCAGGAATGAGTGTTAACTATTCAGTTAACTGTGATCGTCAAGGATGGCTGTGTTCAATCGGTGGGCTGATGGCTTTGCCTTTGGCTTATGCCACTGCCGTTGAGATCTACAACTATGCTCTCACTACATCACCGAATCAGCGAGTTAATACAGTTGTAACGGTTAACAGAGGGCAAGGTGCTTCATCTACTGCTAATGCAGTTGAGGGCATTGTGGCGGCTCGGGATATTGCAGCAAGCAGATACAACGATGAGTTAGGGGCGATGCTGCAAAATATGCGGATGCCTGATGATAGCCATTGCTGGGATTGTAAGAGGAATATGAAATATGTAACTGCCCTACCGTAATGGCATCGACTCCAGAACAAGTACAACAGAGCCTCAATGTTTTATTGGAGGGGTGGACATCCAAGTTCACTGCTTTGTACGTTCCTGTCAGGGAGTTAAAGAGATTAATGTTTAAGCGGATCTTTGGCACAGGATCATCGGGTGGCACAAATAGCGAAGGGCAGAAATTGCCGACAAAGCCATACAGCACAACTCCGATCTACGTAAGTCCAAGATCACTAAAAAACGCACCATCTAAATTTAAGAAAGGCAAGAATGGAGATCCGATTGAATCATTATACTTTCCTAATGGCTATGCTCAGATCAAATCTGAAACATCAGCCAAGTTACCGTTGGAGTTAACGGGCAGGCTTAAAGGTGGATTCTTGAATGAGGAAGTTATTACCGAAGGATTGGAGGCTGCCATTGCTTTGCCTGCATCAGAATCGGGAAAGGTGGATGGGCTTGAAGCGAAGTATGGGATCATCTTTCAACCTACTGCATTTGAGCAAGAGGCAATGTTAGAAGAACACGCCATCTTAATTGCAGAAGAAATCACAAACGCACTAAACAAACAATGAATCTACTCTCCACAATTATCGAACGGCTGAATCAACGAGTTGAGGCTGGCAATATCTTCGATCAGATCTACGGGCTTTGTGAATTGTCTGCTGATGGTAACGACAAAGCGTGGATTCACTACATCGGAAATGGGCAGGCTATTCCCGTTACCAACTTCGATGCGAAGCAAGGCACAATCTTCTGGGCGAAGCGTGGCAAGATAAGCGTTTCTAAGAATGAATCACTGAAGTTGGCAGGGTGTAAGTGGCTTTATGAAACTAAGTTCACTCTGAGTGCTTATGCGGTGGTTAGAAAGGATCATCTGCCTTGTGATTCTGCCGATGCTCAGGATTGGATTGCATCGAGAGTTCTGCGATTGGTGTCAGGATCAGATCCACAATTCAAGACAGCCATCGGAGTGGTGGCTTATGAGGTTGTGCCGAACGGTTACGTTAACGAGATCAAGAGCCTAACTGCCAATTATGAGTGGGCTTGCGTGAGCATTGATGTTGATGTTAATGTGCTGACTTCTTCGGAGGATGGCTGCTATGATACTTGTGCAACGGGCGATATTCCACTCCCTGACTTCTTGCCTTGCACACCTTGCTTGACTGAGGTTGCTGTGGATGGTATCACTATCATCGGAAACGGTACGGTAGGAGATCCGCTGATCGCCATCGGTGGTGGTGGAGGTGGTGGTGCTTTGATTGCCTTGCCATTTACCACAGATCACTTGGCTGCTACCGGTAACGCTTATGCAGTTGGCAATATCGTTTGGTATAATGGCAATGTGTACCGGTGCATCGCTGCGAATGATTCCATCCTTCCAACAAATGCAACCTATTGGGTTAATCTTGGAGTTGGCTTTCCAACGGTGCAACAGCCATCAGATTGGAACTCATCAAGTGGCAACAATCAGATCCTAAACAAACCAACCATTCCAGCAGCGCAAGTTAATTCTGATTGGAATGCTTCGAGTGGTGTTACTGAGATACTAAACAAGCCAACCATTCCTGCTGCCCAAGTTAATTCAGATTGGAACGCTGTATCTGGCGTGGCAGAGATCCTCAACAAGCCAACCATTCCAGTAGTTACGGGCTTCGTGCCTTATACGGGAGCGACTACTGACTTGGACATGGGAACGCACAATGTTACTGCCGATCATATTGCCCTTAACGTATCACCATCAGGTGCAGGCTTTGTTGTTGGTGCAACAGAATGGAATAACACAATCGGAAGTTCACAAACGCTGTTAAAGGGTGGCAATGTAATCTTAAAGAATGGCGTTGATTTAGTTGCTCGAATAGTTAACAAGGTAACGCCAAACACGACACTCACTAAAGCAGCATATCAGGCGGTAAGGGTAAGCGGTGCAACGGGTGGCAGGCTATCTATTAAACTTGCACAAGCCGACACTGATAATAACAGTGCCGACACTATCGGGCTTGTATGCGAAACCATTGCAACAAATCAAGAGGGCTTCATCATCACTGTTGGGCAGTTGTTGGATATCAATACCACTGGAAGCTTGCAGGGCGAAACGTGGGCGGACGGTGATGTGCTTTACCTATCACCAACAACGGCAGGAAGGCTGACTAATATCAAACCAACGGGAGCGACTGGGCATATTGTAGTGATGGGCTATGTTGAATATTCTCATCCAAACAACGGGGCGATATATGTCAAGGTGATGAACGGGTGGGAACTTGATGAACTGCACAATGTAAGCATCAGTTCTCCTGCTAATAATGAAGCACTGATCTATGAATCATCAACGCAGCTATGGAAGAATAAAACACTCGCCACTGCATTAGGTTATACTCCAGTACCAACAACAAGAAACATCAACACTACTGCACCATTAAGCGGAGGCGGTGATCTTAGTGCTGATCGAACATTATCAATTCCACAAGCTAACGGATCAACAGATGGCTTTTTGGATAGTGCTGATTGGACAACTTTTAACGGCAAATTTAACACGCCATCAGGCACGACTGCTCAGTATGTGCGAGGCGATGGATCGCTTGCTACCTTTCCAAGTCTGCCATTGCTTTACAAAGACCTTAACAATCAAGCAGCGGTAACGGGCAACACCAATAACAACAAGGTGGTAAGTGTTCTGATTCCTGCAAACACAATCACAGTTGGATCAATCGTTAACATCAAGGTTCGTGTTGGCAAAACAGGAGGCGCAGGAATCACTACATTGCGAGTTTATGCTAATACTGCTGATTCAATCGTAAGTCCAGCACCAACATTGCTAATGACTTCTGCTACATCTGCGATTGGTAACACTTACAATGGATGTGATCGTAACGCAATCGTAAAGAGTTCAACCGTAACGCAAACGGCTCAGGCGAATGCTTCGATCCAAACGGATGCAAGTGTAGGTAATGCAACTCTGACCAACTCAAATGTTGATTGGACGGTTAATCAATATCTTATCTTCGCTATTCAGAATGGATCAGCAGCCGATTCAACTACTCTATCATACTACGAAATTTCAATCAAATGATTGACATAACTATTGATGCAAGTCAACTATCCTATACATCATCAGTGATTGGTGAAGTAGCTACTAATTATGATCGCATTGAGATTGACTTTGTTGATGCTAAGTCCATGCACATACCAACGGATCAGGGAGTATGGCTGATTAACTTGGAACAGTATAGCTTCAACGGCAATCAATTTGATGATGCTATTGAGGCGATTACCTATCTTAATTCTTTGTAATTTTGTAAAAAACTAAAGCACTATGGCAGGCATTAAAGTTACCGATCTTCCCGTATTAGGCGCAGCAGCACCTGATGATGTGATGTATATTGTTGACACCTCAACCAACACCTCTAAGCAGATTGCTGTTGAGGATATTGTGGGCGGTATTCCCGACATCGAAAGTGGGCAATGGAATCCGACACCGACAAATACGGGAGGCACTAATCCATCTGTTACTATTCAAGGTGGTAACTATTCTCGTGTAGGCGATGTGGTAACTTGCTCTCTGTTTTTAGATGTTGAAATGGATGCTGCTGAAAATACTGCTAAATTTGAATTGGACTTGCCTATTGCATCTGATTTTACTAATGCTAAGAATGCTTTTGGAATTATAGCTTTTAGCTCTGTTGGTAGTGGAGAATTCGATGGTTGGCTTATTTCTGCCAATACCACAAGCAATAAAATTGTTATTGATGTTAGTTCAGTAACCAATGCATATGTTTTCCAAAGCCTCTACGCCATTCTTCAATATGTAATCATCTAATGCGCTCAACATCCATCAACGGCTTGAAGATCATCAAGGCTTATGAGGGTTTAAGGCTATCGGCTTATCTATGCCCTGCAAAGGTGGCAACGATTGGCTATGGCAGCACTCGCTATCCTGATGGGCGCAAGGTGTTGATGGGTGAGAAGTTGGTTAATGAGGCAATGGCAACGCAACTGCTTCTTGCTACTTTAGAGCCATTTGAATCGGTTGTAAACAAGAGCCTGCCAAACCTCAACCAATATCAATTCGATGCGTTGGTGAGCCTGTGCTACAATATTGGAGGCTCTGCATTTGGACGATCAACATTGGTCAGAAAGGCAAAGGTCAACGCAAACGATCCAAGTATTGCCGATGAATTTATGCGCTGGAATAAAGCAGCAGGCAAAGTGCTGCAAGGGCTGACCAATAGACGGGCAGCAGAGGCGAAGTTATACTTCACGCCTTGTAAAGTTTAATCAGTTATTAGCGGAACTTCATCTGCTGCATTTCGTAAATTGAACTATGGCAGCAAGGATTACTAAGTCAAAAAAGATATTCAACATCATCATCAAGCATTGGCGTTCAACCATTGGCTCGCTGATGATCTTGGTGTCAATTTACTTACTGATCTTTAAGGTCATATCAACAGAAACAATGGCAGCGATAGTGGCTGCCTTGATTGCAGCAGGGTACATTCCAAAAGCTAAGAGCGATGAATCAGCAGACAGTTAGAGATACAGTGTATAAGGTAACACACAGATCAATTAGCTTTGATACTTCGGTAACTACTGGATCAGTTGTTGATTCGGCTGTTGAGGTTGTTGCTGTTGTTGAAGTGCCAAAGATTGACTTGCCAAAAATTGACAAGCCACAGCTAACGGCATTTGATACTATCCAACCTTGTGATGTATCTTTGATCAGCACAGTTAAAGCAGAGCCATTGACCTTTGTCGATGTAAGAAACAATCAAAAGAATGAGCCAATGCCTATGAATTTAGATATACCAATCAACGGGATCGTCCTTGCGTTTACGATGTTCATCACCGTTCAATATCTTATTTCAAGTCAGGGGGCTTGGAAGTCTTTGGTGGATAATATCCGCAAGGAGATGGCATAGGTGATTGATTTGCCGTAAATTTGCAGTATGGCATCACTGCACATTCTTGAATCTTCAATAGATTTATTCTACATAATAGCCGATTCTGAAGGGTTAATACTCACGAGCAATGATCTATTTAAGGAGTACAGCAGCCACGTTAAGCCGAAGAATATTCTTGACATCGCATCCAATGACAGTGATAGAGATGACTTCTTAGCAACCATCAACAGATCCAAATCAAGACCACCAGATCCTCAACGGGTGTATGTGCGTTCCAAGCAGAAGATCGGCTCTGAGCGATACAATATGTGGAATGTTTACTACATCCTTGATTCGCTTCACTTCATTGGCATCCCTTGCGTGGATGTTACAAGCATCACTGCTCACGAACACGAACGGCAGAAGGTGCTGATTGAGGAATTCCGCTTTATGATTTCGCACGAACTTCGCCAGCCATTGACATCCATCGGTGGCTTGGTTGATATGTTGATGGAGCATAAGGAGGCAACGGAGAATGAGAGGGCAGCGATAATGGAGATGATCGCAGACAGCGTTAAGAAGCTTGATGAATCAATAAGGTTGCTTGTCAAGAAGTTGACTCGCCAAATTTAACTACATTTGAGGATGCTTGAATCGGTTAATACTTTGCCTCTAAGTGATCAAGAATGTGATGATAGACTTGTTAAGGTATTAGCCAATTATGTAAGGGAGAAAGAGATGCCGTTCTATGTTGTTGTCAATATTCTAAATGACAACCTACGGGATAAGTCAAATAGTTTTATGCGATTAAATCAAATCATTCAACTCCTGCACAATGAAGCCATCTAACACTCACCTGATCGTATCGCTTTCAATCATTACAGTCTTAATGCTGATGCTGGGGCGCAGTTGTGCCACCATTAGAGAACTTAAAGGCGATAAGCAATATCTAATTGAGGAGAATCAGATCTTCACCAAGAGGATAACCGATGATTCGCTTGTCATCTTCACTCAGGCATTGCAGATCAATCAATCTGAGAGGGCTGTGGATGCGCTGAAGGAGAAGATGGAGATGGCAGAAGTCAGCCAAGCCATCGAGTATAAGACTAAGACTGTCTACAAAACAGAGTTCAAGGTGGGCGAGGTGGTGTATGTCGATAGCTTTCCGCACATCAAACTTCCAAGAACCTTTCACAAGATCGAAAGATGGTTAGAGATAGGTGGGCGAATTAACCGCTTGGGCTTCATTCAGATCGATTCTTTAATCATTCCTGCATCTTATACTGTCGCAATCGGAGATACGCTGCGAGAGGGCTTTATTTCAAAGATTCTAAAAAGAACAGATCCAGTAGTGCGGA